CTTCATCGACAGCTCCGGTCAGCTCGGCACGCTGTCGTCGCTGCGGATCGTCCTGCCTGAGGATTACGGTGGACCGGAGAACGGCATCTATCTATCCGGCCCGCTCAGCAACCTCACAGACGTGCACGTCAACGTGAGCGCCGGTGACTTCATGAAACCATCGGGCCTGAACACAGGCACCCTGACCATGACCCGCTGCGTCACCGGGCCGGGCGGCGTGCGCGACCCAGCCAGCGCGACAGCTGCAGCGTGGGACAGCGGCACCACTTACAACACCGGCGACTACTGCACAAACGGTGGCTTCAAGTGGGAGAGCAAGATAGACAGCAACTTGAACAACGAGCCGTTGAGCGAAGACGCGAACTGGTACTTGCGCAACCCTCACGCCGACGCCTTCCAAGACAGCAGCTATTACGCCACCATCAACATGACGGCATGCGTCATCTTCTGGGATGGACAGGGCGGCATCGAAGAGAACTACCTCGACAGCACATCGAACGGCGTCAACATCGGCCGCTTCCCCCGCACCGCCGAGACGGCAACGGCTGGGGGCACGATGACAGGGACGGACTGCATGTTCCTACGCCAGACGACGGGCGGCAACCCGCCGTTCGACGGGTCACTCGACAGCGCGGTCGAGGCCTACGCCGACCTGAACACCATCACCAGATCGACGCTCGGCGCGGACTTCGCGTTCACTCGCTCGACCCTCAGCCCAGTCGACTACACCGACGCCGACACCCATCTGCTGGCGTCGAACTTCTGTCGTGTCGTAGACCCGTCGGTCAACATAACGATGACGGATAGCGTCACATCGGTCACCGGCCTGACGATCCTCAACGCGGTCGACCCGATCCAAGGCGCCGGCTTCGGTGCTCCGCTCGGTGGCTCCACACCGGGGCTGACACCAGAGGTGCCGACGCATACGACCGGAGACATGCTGGTCGTGTGGATCAGCGCCACAGGGAACGCCGCTGACAACGGCATCACCATCACAGAGACCGGGTGGACTAGCATCGCAGAGCTGAAGAGCAGTACGTCCACGACTGGTGTGCGCATCAAGGTGCTGTACAAGATCGCGGCCAGCGCTGCAGAGACGGTCACCATCACGACAGACGTCAACCGGGCGGGCATGTGCGTGCAGAACATGGGCGCAGTCAGCGCCCTGACCAACCTTAGCACCAGCTCGAACAACAGCGCCGAGAGCCCGGTCTCGACCCCGCTTGGTACGCTGACCGATACCCGCGACGTGTGGATCGCCTACTCTACAGATCTGGTCCGCGCAGCGCCAATCATCAGCGGTGTGCCGACGGCCACCGAGCTTGACACCGTGAGTGTCGAGTTCGATGGCGGGATCAGCTGCGGCGGCGGGGTCTACCGCAACTTGTCAATCGTCAAAGGCACAGCGAACGCAACAGGCGCAGCTGGCAACCTGACGACGGCATTCGCTGACATCTCACGACACGCCGAAGCTGTCATCGAGGTGACGCCGTAAGGCAACCACCCCCAACAAAAAGGAGCGGGGAACATGACTGCAGTAAACGCGAGCGCCAGCCTGACGGCGCAGAACACCTTCACCGACGCGGTCACCCTCGTCGGCGATTTCTCGGTCTCAGTGTCGGGCACCTTCTCTGCTACGGTCACCGTGCAGCGCAGCCCTGACGCGGGCTCGACGTGGTATGACGTGGGCACCTACACCGCAGCTGCGGAAGAGGTGGGCTTCGAGGCGGCGCTGATGCAGTACCGGGTCGGGATCGCGACCGGGGATTACACAAGCGGTACCGCTGTCGTTGCCATCTACGGCAACGATCAGTGGCGCTACTGAGGTGAGCAGTGACCGACCACCTGCCAGAGGGTCGGCTGACGGCCGAGGAGATCGCGCTGTGGCGGAAGCTCGCCCCGGCGTTGAGCGATATGGTAATCGAGAGGGAACGACGACTATGGCTTGGGCGGAAACTTCGACAATACACCGGCTGGATCGCTGGGCTAACAGCGGGCGTGGTAGCACTACGCGACGACATCGCATCCTTCTGGCCGTGGAGCGGATGACCAGCTCGTGGCTCTTCGTGGTCACTATGGTCGCAGCGCTCGCAGCATCGCTCCTCTTCGAGTGGTCAGCATACCCTGTCGTGGTGGTCGGGCCAGAGGAGACGCAGATGCTCCGCTGCATCGAGCTCGATCAGACGGTCAGCAACGGGGTCGCTAACTTGCGCTGCATCACGCCCGCTGCGAGGGTGACGCAATGATGACACCGTACTCAATCGCGCAGTCAGAGATCGGCACGACAGAGATCAGGGGCGACGAGGACAACCCGCGTGTCGTCCAGTACTTCGCAGACGTCGGGCACAGCTGGGTGCAGGACGACGAGACAGCGTGGTGCGCAGCCTTCGTGGGGTCGTGCCTCAAGCGAGGTGGGTACCCACACACCGGCAGCCTCGGCGCCCGCTCCTACCTCGACTGGGGGCAGCCTGTGGCGCTGCAGGATGCCGAGCCGGGTGACATCGTGGTGTTCTGGCGCGGCTCACCCAGCAGCTGGCAGGGCCATGTCGGGTTCTTCGTTGGTGTGGAGAAGGGCGGCGACATCATGGTCCTCGGTGGAAACCAGAAGGACAAGGTGGGGCTCGCGCGCTACAGTCAGTCCAGACTTCTGGGCGTGAGGCGTGCGGATCAGGAGGTTTCCCCTGCGAAAGGCTCGACCCCTCGCTGGCTGTTGGCTATTCTGGCGCTGATCAAAAGGATAGTTGACAAATGAAATACGCACCAATCGCGCGCATCATCCTGCGCTATGTCGTCGGCGGTATGGTCAGTGTCCACGCCGGCGATCTCCTCGCCGGCGATCCTGACGTCGTCTCCGTCACTGCCATGCTCGTAGGCGTCGGGGTCGAGCTCGCCTACACAACCGCCAAGCGGAGAGGGTGGTCGACATGATCAGCCTGATACCAGACGGTCTTGTCGTCTGGCTCACCGGCGCCGTTGCCGCGGTCGCCGGTGTGGCCATCGCCTACCTGCGAGGCAGAGCTACTGCCCGCAAACAGGCCGACGCAGATGCCGATGAGGCATACCGCAAAACCATGGAGCAGATGTTTGATGCTGAAGCTGCCAATGATAATCCCGATGCTGCTCGTGAGTGGCTGTCTAAATACGGTAAGCGATAGTGCGGTCTGCACCGGGACGGCGAGGGCCCGCGCAGATCTTGCGCAGGCCTTGGTTGCAGATGGTGGTGATCAGGCGGTACTGGCGGGGCAACGGTTGCTGTCGCTGATGCAGGTCTGCGACTAGGTCATCTTCCCCTTCCGCCACCACTCTTCACGCAGCTTGTCGATGGCCGACCAGAACGCATCGCGCTCGCTGTCAGGCACATAGACCGACAGCTTCACCAGCCCTGCAGCCTTCTTCGCAGCGGCATACTTCTTCTGCCGCGCAGCCTGCTGCGCCCTGCTCTTGTCACTTTTCTCGGTCATCTCTTGCCCCCTCGTTTCTGCGCTCCATGACCAGCGCTGCTGTGTGCACATACCCGACGATGTCGAGCCAGCTGTCCTCGTGATATGGCGTCTGCACTAGCCGGCACATCTTGACGCCGATCATGTACAGGACGTGCCGCAGCATAGGATCACGGCAGTCCATCAGGACGTCGCCGATCAGCGCCGCTCTGCGGAAGTCGTCGGCTGGGTGGCCGTAGACCGCACCGCGCTCTACCACCACCTCCCCGACGTGCTTCAGTTGTTCAGTCAGTGTACTCATGTCAGTCTCTCCTCTTCCATGACATCCGCGATCCTGCGCACCGCCGCCTCCAGCCGTGCGATCTCGGCCCGCGCAGCGCGCAGCTGCAGAGCCTCGTCCTCCAGTGCCTCGGCGTGCTCCTCCTCTGCTGTGGCGGCCTGCTGCGCCAGCGCAGCTGTGTGATCCTCTTCTGCTTGCAGCGCCGCATCCGTCATCTCATCGATGCGGTCGAGCAGGAGCTCCACGACCGGATGGTCGCAGAGCCGCAGGACGTCGCCCCTGTCGAGATGCTCATCGACAGGGGTGAGGCGCATGACTGCTACATCAAACATGGTTCACGCACTCCGGTCCGAAGCCCGCAGCGATGGACGCAGGGTCCGTGAGGGCGCGACCGCACCGACCGCAGCGCCCCTCGTGCCAGATCTCCAGCTCAGCAGGAATATTCCCGAGAGACAGGTGCGCGAGCATCCAGTCGAACGCCTTGAACTGCGGCATGTTCGGGTTGCCCTTGCGCCCGGCGATCAGCCGCCAGCCCTGCTGCTCCTTCATGAAGCCGATGTATTCGTAGTCGGTCTCGTTGTCCGACCCCACGAGCGTCTTGACGAAGAACATCTCGCCGTCCTTCGAAGCGCTGATCTTGAAGGTGTACCGCTTGCCGGTCTTCAGGCTGACGAGCGTCACGCGAGCGCGGCCGGCGGTGAGGAACTTGATGACCTCGGCAGGGTCAGTCATAGGTGCAGTGTTTTCCATGGTAGCCTCCAGTGTGGTGTGTTCGTACACCCTACATAAGCAGCTGACGCTCTACTGTCAATCCCCTTAAACCGCGACATCCTCGAGCTCGCCCCAGCTAGGACCGACCCCGCCCTCGAGCAGCCCCTCGGTCGGGGCGCCGGGGAAGATGTCGAGGTAGCCGTCCGTCATGTCCCGCTTCATCAGATGCAGCGCTGACACAGCGTCGGTGTTCAGCGCCTCGTCGATCAGTGCGTCGTGGATCGTGGCCGCCATGCGGGTGCCGAGGTGCCTGCCCTGCGCTGCCTCCTCCTCGAGCGTGGCGTGGTGCCTGATGATAGCGCGCGCCATGATCGACAAGGCCGCCCTCTGGACCGGATAGTTCGCGCACTTCGGCAGCGGCGCCTTCTTGCCCAGATAGATGAAACCACCGTCGATCATCGGCAGGTACCCATCCACTGCTGCGTGGTCGCGCATGGTGTTGCGCAGGCCGAAGGCCTTTGGATACCGATCCGCCCAGAAGTCGATCAGATCGGCTGCCTTCTCGAACGGGACACGCATCGTGCCGGCCAGCCCAGCTGGGCCCGACCCATAGATGATGCCGAAGCTCACCCCCTTGGCTTTGCTGCGCAGGGCGTAATCATCGGGCAGCTTCTTGTTGATCTTGCGCCCGGCCATGTAGGCGGCGACCTCCGAGTGCAGGTCGCCGTGGACGCAGTCGTAGAGCAGCTGCTGGTCGCCAGACAGCAGGGCCAGCACGCGCAGCTCGATGCCGCTGTAGTCGAGGGACACCAACTGTTTGACGCCCGGCTCAGCGATGAAAGACAGCCGCACAGAAGTGTAGTCGCCGAGCAGCTCCCGATCTCGCGGGAACTGCTGTGCGTTCGGGCGCGACGAGCTGAACCGGCCGGTCACCGCGCGAGCGATGTTGTAGCTCGGATGCAGCCTCCCCCTGCCGTTGGGATCTGCCTTCGCCATAGTGATCAGCTTGAGCCCGAAATTGCTGATGTACTGCTGCACCGTCTGCAGATCTGCCAGCGCCCACAGCACCTCTGACAGCGGCCCCTCGCCGCCGAGATTGACCGCCATCTCCTTGCACACAGAGACGGTGATCTGCAGGTGCCCGCTCTTCTCTGTGCGCGGCCATGCCGCCAGCACATCATCGGGCAAGTGCTTCGACAGGAGGTCGGACCACTGCACTCGGGACCGCAGGTTCGGCACGTCCTCTTCGCTGACCATGGACCTGATCGTCGCGGTGTACTCCTCCTCCTTGTCCGTCCACAGCTGCACTAGCTCTTCATGCATGTCGTCGTCGAGCAGCAGTCCGGTCTCGCGCATCTCGTGCACAGGCAGGATCAGCCCGTCGAGCATCTCGACTGCTCTGCTCGCTGACGGGCGCTCAGTCAGCTTGTCCTGCCAGTGCTGCCAGAGGCGCCATGTCCACAGCGCGTCGTCGGCTGCGTACTTCAGCTGCTGCTCGGTGAGCTCCTTCGCCGACCAGTTACTGGCCTGCATCTCCTTGTCGAGATCGATCTTCAGATCGGCCTTGGCCATCTGCGCGAAGCTCATCTGATCGCCGCCCATCAGGGCTCTCCGGGTATGCGCGACCTCCCTGACGACGACCTGCGGCGCATCGGCCGCGTCGAACCATTGGTATTCAAATCCGGCGTTGAACGCGAGCCACACCACCCCTTCGAACCACTCGGCATATGCTGCGAACTTGCGCTTCGGCAGGGCCCAGAAGTCGACGACAACGAAGTGCGTGTCGTTGCAGATCTGGGCCAGCCGCACCTCCGCTCCGTCTGCAGGGCTGAAGCCTGTGGTTTCGAAGTCGAGTGCGGCGATGTCATCTCGCATGACGGACAGCAGATCCTTCAGCTCTGCTTCTGTATTGATGTATCTGACCCTGCGCTCTGGCCAGCTGCTGATCTCTGCTGCGTCAATCATGGTGTGGCTCCTCTGAACAAGTGGAGGCAGGCCACATGGCCTGCCCCGTTGGTGTCACGCCCGGCGGGTGCGGCGCGGGCGCAGTGCTGGTTCCTCGTCCACGACCTCTGCGTCGGGGAAAGGGATTTCGGCATACTCCGGGTCGTCCTTCGGCTTGGCCTTGGTGCGTGTCCGCTTCGGCTTCTCAGCCTTGGCAGGTGCCACCTCGGGCTCCTCCTCAGGTTCAACCGCATCGAGCTCAGGCACACCGAGCAGAGCAGCAGCCTCGTTCGGGTACAGCCATTCGTCGACCGAGAACTTCGGCTTCCAGTTCCACTCACCCTGCGCTTGGAACTTCTCGCGAGTGAAGTAGAACACGGGGTAGAACGGCTCGCCCGAGCGCATCCGGTCTGCGATCTCGTCGATCAGATCCGAGATAGCGTTCTTGCCAGACACGGAGTTGTTCGAGAACTTGTACTGCTCCGGTGCCTCGCCCTCGGCGTGCTCCGTCGACAGGAACCCGAAGCCCAGCGTCGACTTCCAACCGTCGCTCGCCTTGGCGTAGGGCCCCTTGTCTTCGAGCTGAGACGCGTGCACCCCCTTGGTTGCGTGCTCCGTCGCAGGCCACTCGTGACGGCCTGCCACGGATCCGCCCTTCCAGCAGACCCAGCCCCGCGAGATCGTATCGGGGTCGAGCAGGAACGCCTCGTCCTGCGGCAGCTGCTTGCGATCCTTGCCGTAAACCAGCTCGCCGCTCTTGCCCGAGAAGGTGACGTAGTGGAAGCCTTCGCCGCCGCCGGTGCTCTCGTCGGCTGCTGCCTCAGCGAGCGCCGCAGCCTTGGCCTTGGCATCAATGGCGGGCAGGTTGCCGCTCTTCAGATATGAAACAAGTGCAGATGTCATCGTAGTCTCTCCTGTGTGCGGGTGGCGGAGTGCCACCCGCGTGGCCGGTGTGGCCGTTGGTGGGCAGAATGCCCGGTCGTCACTTCACCGTCAGCGTCTCATACGCTGCCCCGGTTTTCTTGTACGGCTCGAGGTTGAGCCCCGCCTTTTCGGCAGAGCGCCAGTCGACGCTGACCCTGCCGGCGGTGGTCGTCAGGGTAACGACGTGCTGGCCGACCGTCAGCTGGCGGGCGTTGCGCGCCTTCAGCCCCTGCTTGATGCTCTCCTTCGCGTCATCGACTTGCTGCTTCAGCGCCGCGATCCCAGCGCTGGCAGTGACGTACTGGCTCACTGCGTCATGCAACCCGCTGCCCGCGTTGCCGCGGGACACGGTTGCCTCGCCCTCGATCTGGACCCCGCACTCAGCAGCGAATGGGCAGCCGCTGTACTTCTTGCACTCGCCCGACCGCTTCCCCTCACGGTCGAGCCGGGTCGGCACCTTGGACCGCAGCATCTTGACCGCGCGCGGCTCCATCGTCTCGCGGACCAGCGGGTCGCGCGGGATCTCGTACTCGATGACGTCGTTGAAGTTCGACGCATCGATGTAGACCAGCCGACCAGCCACAGGCTGCGGGTACTGCGTCTGATGACGTGCGAGCTCCATGCAGATCTGCAGCTGAGCGACGTGCTCTGGCTTCGGCAGGTTCGAGCGGTTGGTGCGAGGATCAATCGATTTGATCTCGATGCCGATGGTGTCGCCAGCATCGTCGACGATGTACCCGTCGGGCGTGCCAGACACGTTGCCGTGCGTGATCGACAGCTGATCCTCACCAGCGTAGCTCAGCTCGACCCCGGCCGCCCGCAGGCAGTCGACGACGTAGAGCTCAGCCTGCTTGCCGCGCCGCGCATACCCCCAGTCCTGTTCCACTGGCGGTCGGTTGCGCTCGTACCATTGCCGCCTGATGCAGCTGGTTGCAGTCGACGCGTTCAGGTACTTGGCGCGGTCGATGTTGAAGCCTTCCTCAGCCTCGAGCGCGGCGGCACCTGCCATCACATGGTCCTTGATCGTGGTCATCATTCCTCTCCCTTGTCGGTCGACACCAGCTCGCGCACCTTCGAGAGCCTGACGAAGGCGCGCTCAGCAGACGCCATGGCCTCGTCGCGCTGCTCGGTCACCGACTTCACAATCCCGTTGACGCGCTCCACTCTGCTGATCAGCCGACCGATGACAGACCGAGCGGTGGTTCTCGGGTAGAGCGGCACGCCGACCAGCTTCAGCTTCTCTATCGTCTCTGGCGACACGACGTCATCGATCATAGGCGCCTCGGCTGGCTGAGCGCTCTGGGTACCATTCCGCCCAGTCAGCGCGTCGAGCTCACCCTTCATCGCGAGGATCTTGTAGCTGCGCCTGTTGAGCTCGGCGCGCGACTCTTTCAGGTCGTTGTCCCGCATCGTGAGCTCCGCCCTCAGGACGCGCTCCACCAGCAGCTGCTCCTCGTGCCGGTTCTCCGTCTCAGTGGCCTGCTCGGTCAGCCGAGCACGCTCTGCCGTGAGCTGGTCCCGCTCCGCTCGCAGCTCCTCTACTAGGGCCTCGAGCCGCGTCTCCTTTTCGCTCTTGTCGGAGCTGTGCTGCGCGAGGGCTCGCTTGTCGAGCTCGACCCATGCCTTGTGCCACGCGTCTCTCGACTGCTTATACAGCCTGCACGACGTCTGCAGCATCTCGACCTCATCCTTGCGCGCGCGATCCTCCAGCGCCCGCCTGTCTGCGTCTGCCAGTGCCTCACGGCGCGTGTACTCGAGCGCGATCCGAGAGCTCCCCAAGCGGTCCGCCAGCTCCTTGATCATGTAGTACAGCGGCTTGGATGAGAGTGCGCAAAGGTCGACGCTGTTGAGCGCCACCGTCACCGCCTCGCGCTGGTTCTGCGCGAGGTCGTCGAAGTTCAAGTCAGACATTGGTGTGGTCTCCTTCTTGATGCGCTGCCGCCACCGTGGCGTGCGAGCGTCGCTTGTTCTGGCTGACTGCGTGGATCGCATCGGCCAGCTTCGTTGGGATGTAGAGAGTGTCGACATGGACCGGGCGCTCTTGCCCCATCCTGTGCAGCCGTGCGTAGAACTGATCCATGACGCTCGGGCTCCACGCCTCCTCGATGACGACGATGTTGTTGCCACCGCGCTGGAGGTTCAGGCTGACGCCCATGGCGCCGATCTGACCGACCAGTGCGTCGAGCTCACCGTCGTTGAACATGCGCTCGAGCTCCGACTTCTTGGCTGCGGGGGTCTCGCCGTCGAGCTGCTCGACCCGCAGCTTCTTGGCACGGAGCGTGCTGGTCATCAGGCCGAGCACATCCTTGTGCCAGCCGCCGATCAGGACCGGGCCAGCACCGCTGTCGATCCGCTCGTACACGAACTCTGCAGCCTCCGGCACAAGCGACAGGCCCAGCACGCGGAGGATCGGTGCCAGCGGCTCTTCAGCGCTGCGCAGGCCCTGTGCCAGCTTCTCTGCGCTGCGCTCTGCGATGGCCTTCTTGGCCTCCCGCAGCTCCGGGGTCGCGCGGGGCTCGACAGGCAGGCGAGTGAAGGTCAGCGGGGGCATCGCTTCCCAGACCTCGTCGAGGGTGCGGCGGGTGGCGCAGGTCGACAGCATCGACCCGAGCTCGTCGAGGTTGCGGTCGCCGACGACAACGGTCACCGGCTTCCATGCACCGGGGTACTGCTTCTGCTTGGTGATGCAGTACCGCAGCCGGAAGCGATCAACCGACAGCGCTCCGACGTTCTGGCGCACATCGCCGGGTGCTGCGCGAAACAGGAAGGGGATCAGGTCGTCGGACCAGCGCGTGATCGGGGTGCCGGTCAGCATCCAGCTGTGCCGCATCACGGTGCACAGGCCGCCGCGACCGAGGATCGCTTTCGTGCGCTTTGCAACAGTGGACTTGAGGGCGTGGCTCTCATCGCAGATCAGGG